GGTCGTAAGCGATAGAGTAGGCTTTTTAAGAGGTTGCGCCGAACTGACCGGAGAAAAAGCAGTTTGTGTTACGGGCGAGGTCGAGCATGAGGAAAGAGAAAAGCTTGTGGACGGAATTTTGTATGGGGATAAGAATGTTTTGTTCGGAACTCAATCAATTTTCTCCGAAGGTATCTCAGTAAACAATCTAAGTTGTCTAATACTAGGTACTCCAATAAATAATGAGCCTCTATTGACACAATTAATAGGACGAGTGATCAGACTACAGGAAGGCAAGAGAGATCCAGTAGTAATAGATATTCATCTGAAAGGTAACACTGCAAATAGACAGGCTTCCAATAGAGTAGGCTATTATATGAAGCAGGGCTACAAGATAACTCAGATATAAAAAATAGTTCTTGACAAAAAGGTAAAATTTCGGTATAATATGTTCTTATATAATTGGAAAAAGATATACGATGCGGCAAACGGCTCTACTACAGAGTGTGTACGCATATTTGAGATGCTCGTAAAGAGTAAGATTCCAAATAATCGTTACGATAAGATATACAAGTATCGTAATACAGACTTTAATGGTAGGAGTTTTTTAGTTCATGCGGATGTTCTACTGTATAACTCTTTCCATTATAGCGCGAGAGAAATCTCGATATACCTTTCGATAGCTGGACTACGCAAATTACCGCGCTGGATAGCTACGAAAGACACAACCCTAGACTTGCTTCATGTACCGGATGAAGATGTAGTCCTTGATGCACTATACGAAAGCAGACTATTTCATATTGAAGATGGCAAAGTACATTTTAGATATGAAGAAGCCCCAACTAAAGAGGAATTAAACTAATGGCAATATCATTTAATCAACAGAAAGGCGCAGCACAAAAATCATCAATCGATACTTTTTCATTCCGAGACGGAGACAACAAGATGCGTCTTGTAGGCGACGTACTAGCTCGCTATGTCTACTGGATAGAAGGTGAAAACGGTAAGAACATTCCCCTAGAGTGTTTGTCTTTTGATCGTAACGCTGAGCGTTTCACAAATATCGAAAAAGATTGGGTTCGCGAGTATTACCCTGATCTCAAGTGTGGCTGGAGCTACGCTATGCAGTGTATCGATCCTGCAGATAGCAAAGTAAAAGTAGTAAACCTAAAGAAGAAATTGTGGGAGCAAATTATTACTGCCGCAGAAGACTTAGGTGACCCTACAGATGTAACTAATGGCTGGGATGTTTGTTTCAAGCGAGTAAAGACTGGGCCTCTGCCTTACAATGTAGAGTACCAATTACAAGTACTAAAGTGTAAGCCTCGTGCTCTTGAAGGTGATGAACTTGCTGCTATTGAAGGTCTCAAGTCTATGGACGAAGTAATGACTCGCCCAACTCCAGACGCTCAGAAAGAGCTTCTCGACCGCCTACGTGGTCCATCGCAAGAGCAGATGGATGAGAGCTTGGAAGCTGAGTTCAATATTGGATGATCTTATTCACCGCAGATTGGCATATTAAACTAGGTCAAAAGAATGTGCCTGTGCCTTGGGCATTGAACAGATACCATCTATTCTTTGAGCAAATTAAAGAAATAGAGAAAGAGTGTTCAATGCACATTATAGGCGGAGACTTATTCGACCGTTTGCCGACTATGGAAGAATTAGAACTGTACTTCACGTTTATTCGTGGAGTACAGATTCCAACGATAATCTATGACGGTAATCACGAAGCTACAAAGAAAACTAAAACTTTCTTTAGTCAACTAAAACAAGTTAGTAGAGACATTAACCCTCTAGTAACCATAATTGATATTTCTTACATAGATAAAGATTTAGGCTTCGGAATACTTCCCTACACTGAGTTACACAAGAAAGGTATCATAGAGCATTTTGATACTAAGAAACCCTTGTTTACTCATGTCAGGGGCGAGATACCTCCTCATGTAAAACCTGAAATTGACTTAGACGACTTGTCTGAGTTTCCAGTAGTTTTTGCAGGAGACCTACACTCTCACTCTAACACACAAAGAAATATTGTATATCCAGGTAGTCCTATGACGACTTCATTTCATAGAAGTAAAGTCTCAACGGGGTATCTACTAATTGACGAAAATTCTTGGAATTGGATGTGGGAAGAATTTAAGCTTCCTCAGCTAATTCGTAAAACAGTTACCTCTACAGAAGACATGGTTGAAACTGAGTATGACCATACAATCTATGAGATAGAGGGCGATATTCAAGAATTAGCAGCAATTAAAAACTCTGAGCTACTTGACAAAAAAGTAGTAAAGAGAAACACTGAAGCTACTCTTATTATGGAAAAAGATATGTCCATTGAAGAAGAGTTGTCCGAGTATCTAAAGTACATATTAGGTATAAACGAAGAAAAAATTACTGGAATACTAGGCACATTTAATGATTACTCTCAAACATCTCAAATGGAATAATTGCTTCAGTTATGGAGCTGATAACGAGATAAACTTAAATGACAGTACTCTTACTCAAATGATCGGAACTAACGGGGTGGGCAAGTCGTCCATTCCGTTAATTCTCGAAGAAGCTCTATATAATAAAAACTCGAAAGGCATCAAAAAAGCAGATATACCTAATCGTTATGTAGGTAACGGTTATGATATATATTTGTCTTTTGAAAAAGGCGATGACCTTTACGAGATAACTATTAATAGAAAAGTCAATGTAAAAGTAAAACTCGAAGAGAATGGGCAAGATATTTCTAGCCATACAGCTACGAATACTTATAAGAACATTCAAGAGATTTTAGGAATTGACTTTAAGACATTCAGTCAGTTAGTTTATCAAAATACCAATAGCAGCTTACAGTTCTTAACAGCTACAGATACCAACCGTAAGAAGTTTTTAATTGACTTACTACATCTGGAAGAGTATGTTAAATTGTTTGAAGTGTTCAAAGAAGAAGCAAAGCAGACCGCTTCTACCTTAACGAGCATAGATGCAAAGATAGCTACTATTGAAAAGTGGCTTTCCGAAAATAAATTGAGTGACACATCCATACTTCCTCTTCTAAATGTTGAAATCGACACGGAAGAAGAAGAGGTAGAACTCCGTTCTTTAACGATAGAATTGCAAAATATTTCGGAAAAAAATAAGAAAATTTCAGCCAACAACAAGTTTATAGAAATACTGAGTAGTATTGATATAGCTGAAGCTAATAATATTAAAGCTACTGAGATTCTTTCTTATGATCACCTTCAATCCGAGGCTGGTAGTCTCAAAGGGGTTATAACCAGCAGTACAAATGCTTTAACTAAATTGGAATCACTAGGGCATAACTGTCCTACTTGTGAACAATCTATAGATGCTGCTTTCAAACAAGGATTGATTGATACAGAAGCAGCAAGGGCTAAGGAAGCCGCAGAGAAACTGAAAGATGAAATTAACCCAGAAATTGCAAGAATTAAAAGTAACAATTCAGAGTACGAACGTAAAACAACTATTGAAAACGATTGGCAGAGGGTGTATAAATCTATCGACCGCAATCTTCCGACATCTCAAGTGGATAGGGATGAGCTTGATGGAAGGATTCGCGGAATTCAGGAGCGAATACAGGTCGCTAAAGATAAATTGGCAAATATCTCAGCAGAGAATGAAAGACGCACAAGACGTAACACCCGAATCCAAGTAATAGAAGAGCAAACCCAAGAGTTTGTAGACCAATTAACTGAAGCACAATCACTGCTAGAAGCAGAAGCAAGTCTAAATTCTAATTTAGAAATCTTAAAGAAAGCATTCAGCACTAATGGACTACTAGCTTATAAAATAGAAAATCTTGTAAAAGAGCTAGAAGAGTTAGTAAACTCATACTTAGGCGAGTTATCTGATGGTAGGTTTACTTTGGAGTTTGTAGTATCAAACGACAAGCTAAATGTACAAGTAACAGATAACGGTAACATTATTGATATTTTAGCTTTATCGAGTGGTGAATTAGCAAGAGTTAATACTGCAACTCTTATTGCCATTCGTAAGCTAATGAGCAGTATATCTAAGTCTAAATTAAACATACTATTCCTTGATGAAGTTCTCAATGTACTAGATGATCAGGGCAGGGAAAAGCTAGTAGAAGTATTACTAGGAGAGGAAGAGCTAAATACTTACGTTGTAAGCCATGGCTGGACTCACCCGCTGCTAGAGAAGATAGAGATTGTAAAGAAAGGCAGTATAAGCGTACTAGAAAAATGATATGGTTGATTCAAGAGCAAAAGGTGCACGAGGAGAATATCTCGTAAGAGATATGCTTCGAGAACATACAGGGCTTAAGTTCGAGAGAGTACCCGCTTCGGGTGCTCTTGAGTACTTAAAAGGGGATTTATACGTCCCTAACGAGAAAAACATATTCTGTATAGAAGTTAAAAACTATTCAGAGTCTCCGTTAAACGATAAAATGTTTACCGCAGAAAAGACTAATAACCTAATCCGATGGTGGACTAAAGTAGAGTTACAAGCAGAGAACGGCGGACAAGAACCAATGTTATTTTTTAAATACAACAGGTCTAAGGTGTTTGTTGTAACTCGAATTAAACCGGAGCAATGCTTGAAATATTTCTTTATTTCTTGGCTAAATTGTTATATAATAGTTGCTGAAGAATGGTTAGAACAAGAAGAAATAAAATTTTTAGGAACATACTAGATGGCATTTAATTTTTCAGATAAAATTACCGGATCAGGCAGAAACGCTACAATAGTCATAGACGCACTTAACTTAGCGTTCCGATGGAAACATCAGGGACGTACAGACTTTTGTGACGACTATGTACGAACTGTAGAGTCTCTTGCTAGGTCTTACGACTGTAGTAATATAATTATTACTTCAGATAAGGGATCCTCTTCCTATCGTCGAGAAATTTCTCCTGAGTACAAGCAAAATCGTAAGGATAAGTACGCAGAGCAGACAGAAGAAGAGAAGCAAGCATTTGCAGACTTCTTCGAGGAGTTTGAGAATACTTTAGAGGTACTTGCTGATAAATTTCCAGTTCTTCGGTATCAAGGTGTAGAGGCTGACGATATAGCAGCACACTTAGTAAAAAACCGAAAAAGGTATGGTCTTGGAGATATGTGGTTAATATCTAGCGACCGTGACTGGGACTTGCTAATAGACGAAAGAGTTGCTAGATTTTCTTATGTGACGAGGAAGGAAGTTACTATAGATAACTGGCACGAGCACTATGATGTTACTAGAGAAGAGTATATATCTTTAAAATGTTTAACAGGAGATAAAGGCGATAATGTTGCAGGTGTTCCAGGCATCGGTCCAAAACGCGCACAAGACTTGATACGCCAATACGGAGATGCAATGGATATCTACAACAGCCTACCTATAGATGGTAGGTACAAATATATAGAGGCATTAAATGAAAGTGGGGAGCAACTGTTAATTAATTATCAGTTGATGGATTTGATAACATATTGCGATGATGCAATAGGCTCTGATAATATAGCAGACATACGCCGGAAATTTGATTAATGAATATAGATATAAACTATAGACGAGACAACTACCTCTCAGAATTCAGTATTAAAACACTAGAAGACAGGTACCTGGTGGATGGAGAAATCTCTCCCCAAGATGCTTTTGCACGAGCAGCTAAAACATTTGCAGATGACGAAGCGCACGCACAGAGGCTATACGACTATGCTAGTAAGCTATGGTTTATGTTCTCTACCCCTATACTTAGCAACGGAGGAACAAAACGTGGACTACCCATTAGCTGCTTTCTTAATTACGTGGACGATAGCCGAACTGGGATTACTTCTCACTATACTGAGAATGCTTTTCTATCCTCGGTAGGTGGAGGTATTGGTGGAAGCTGGGACGGGGTCAGGAGTGTAGGCTCGAAAACGAGCAATGGCTCCGAAAGTACGGGAGTGATACCCTTTCTCAAGGTAGTCGACGCAGAGATGCTAGCATTCTCTCAAGGAGTTACTCGTCGAGGTAGTTATGCTGCTTATCTCGATATGGGACATCCAGAGATTGAAGAGTTTTTGGATATTCGCAAGCCTACTGGCGGAGATATTAACCGTAAGTCTATTAATCTGCATCACGGTGTAGTAATTAGTGATAAATTTATGGAAATTATCGAAAATGCTACTCGAATTGAAGGATTTGACGACTCTTGGGACTTAATTGACCCAAACAGTAAGCGAGTTACTAAGACTGTATCCGCGAAGGCACTCTGGGTAAAACTTATTCAAAATCGTGTTGAAACAGGCGAGCCTTACATTATGTTTGGCGATACTGTACAAGATGCGTTACCCTCGTTCCAAAAAGAGCTCGGATTAGTAGCACGTCAATCAAATCTTTGTTCTGAAATTACACTTGCGACAGATAAAGATCGTACTGCGGTTTGTTGTTTGTCAAGTGTAAATCTGGAAGAATATGACGAGTGGAGAGATGATCCGCGCTTTATACCAGACTTAGTAAGAATGCTAGATAATGTATTGACACATTTTATTACACACGCCCCAGATGAGCTAGAAAAAGCCAAGTTTAGTGCCTTTAGAGAAAGAAGCATAGGCCTTGGAGCTATGGGTTTTCATGCACACTTACAAAGACATAATATTGCTTTTGAGAGTGCAATGGCAAAGGGCAGGAATATGCAAATGTTTAAGCATATTAAATCGGAGGCAAAACGTGCTACTGAACTTCTTGCAAAAGAGCGTGGTGAGTGTCCGGACGGAGTTGGCCATGGTGTTCGCAATGCTCATTTATTGGCTATCGCTCCTAATGCTTCTAGTAGTATTATTTGTGGTAATACTAGCCCAAGTATTGAACCCTACCGTGCTAATGCATATGTACAGAAAACTAAAACAGGCTCTTCGCTCATGAAGAATGAGTATCTAGAGCATCACTTGGATGAGATAGGATACAATACCGAAGAAGTTTGGAAGAGCATTACTACCGCTAACGGTTCAGTAGCGCACCTAGACTTTCTAGATGATTGGACAAAAGATGTATTCAAGACAGCGGTAGAAATAGATCAGCGATGGGTTATCGATATGGCGGCAGATAGGCAGAAAGAAATTTGTCAAGCTCAGTCATTAAACCTATTCTTTGCTGGAAATGTATCGAAGCAAGAACTTCATGCAGTACACATGATGGCTTGGAAGCAAAAAGTAAAAACTCTTTACTATTTGCGAAGCGAAGCGTTAAAGCGTGCTGAAAACGTATCAGTAGAAGCACTAAGGCAGTATATTTTCGAGACAATCGACGAAGGCGCTTGTTTAGCGTGTGAGGGGTAGAATGAGCAATTTATTAGAAGAAAGAGAGTATTACAAACCATTTAACTATCCGTGGGCTTTTGAGCATTATAAAGCTCAACAGCAGATGCATTGGCTGCCAGATGAAGTAAATCTGGCAGATGACCTAAAAGACTATCGTGAAAAGTTGTCTCCTGGCAATCGACGATTAGTAAATCAGATATTTCGTTTCTTTACTCAGGCGGATGTAGATGTATGCTGTGGTTATGCTACTCATTATCTGCCCACATTTAAGCAGCCTGAAGTACGAATGATGTTGTCTGCTTTTGCAGCAATGGAAGCTGTACACCAAGAAGCATACTCTCTACTACTAGAGACTCTTGGCTTTGATGACGATGAGTACCAGAAGTTTTACGAGCATAAAGAGATGCTAGATAAACATGAGCATCTTGCTAACTTTGGTATGAGTACAAAAATGGACATAGCAAAGACTATGGCTATTTACTCAGGTTTTACAGAGGGAGTACAGCTCTTTAGTAGTTTTGCGATTCTTCTTAACTTTCCTCGTCACAACCTTATGAAAGGTATGGGTCAGATTGTTACTTGGTCAATTCGAGACGAGAGTCTTCACGTAGAAGGTATGAGCCAGCTTTTCCGTACTTTTATTCAAGAGAATCCAGAGTTATGGAACGATGAATTAAAGTATGAAATCTATTGTGCTGCGGAGCGTACTGTAGAGTTGGAAGATGCGTTTATTGATCTTTGTTTTGAGGGTGCAGATGTACCTGACTTAACTCCAGAAGAAGTCAAGTCTTATATTCGTTTTATCGCAGATCGAAGATTACTAGGTCTAGGCATGAAGAAAATCTTTCATAGTGAGAAGAATCCTCTTGGATGGTTAGACTATATGCTCAACGGGGTTGAACATACTAACTTCTTTGAGAATCGAGCCACTGAGTACTCAAAAGCGAGTACTACAGGAAACTGGCAAGACATATTTAAGTAAGTAAAAAGCCCTCCAAGTGAGGGCTTTTTATTAGGGTTAGTAGATCAATTTTTTGTATGCGTTAACTACATCATCACATACTTTTAAGACCCCCAAGGCAATACAGCTTCTATAATCGGGCTCGCTTTTTCATCAATGTCTTTCTGTATTCTCTCATTGACGTGCTCTTCATAGGAGCCAACAACCACGCCTTGAATCCAACCAATAACAATCTCTTCGGTCAATTCTGAAAAAGGAATAAACGTAGAAGACTCTGGGTTGTACTGAAAAGGGGTTGCACCAGCAAACATACCTGTATTGCCGTTTTCATCAGTACCAGTTTTTTCCCAAAAGGTTTGAACTACAGTTTTTTCATATGTAGTGCTTTCGATGTCCTGATTGCGGACTTTCATGTCGGTTACTTTCCAAGTGTATGTGATAGCCATCTTTATTCTTCCTCAGTTGATATGAGCCGCGTAGGCTTTTTCCCAAAGTTCATAGTCTTCACTATATGTAGATTTTATTTTGCTAATTAGTTGCTCGCTAAGAAGATGGCTGTATTGACCCGAGTTATTGTTTCGGCAATGCCATCCGCTTCTCACTCTGCCGCCAAGACCACGCACAAAATCTTCTACACATTCTTGTAGTTTTTCTGTAGGCCACAGTATTGTGTCTTTAGTTATAAAGTCACACTGTTTTTGCCCGAAAATATGCCCTGCCCCTATAAAGCTTTCTATTCTGTCAATGAGCAAATTATCTTCATTAATGTTAGTAAGCCCTGCGCTTCCGATCATTACTGCGGCAGACACTAGACGGTCTATTGGGTTTCTTATTGTCGCATAAGATGTATAATTTTTTATTTCTGGGTAATCTTTTT